TCTACAAAAAATACTCTGTTTGCATTACCACCTGTTGTTGATGCAGGCATTGCTAAACTTGCATTGCCGGATAAAGTTCCAGTAAGTTTAATATAAAGATTCTTACCATTCGCGCTCGACGATCCGTCAGCCAAACTTAACGTAGTAGTACCAGAGCTTAAAGTTACTTCTACATAACCTGAAACTGCTGTTTGTAATAATTGTAAATTAGTGTTTGTAATTGTACCCCATAGACCAGCTTTTTCACCGGTTGTGACTAATTCTAATGATAAATCTGTTGAATAAGTTGATGCCATAATTTTAGTACGGTTTGATTGGTGTCCAAACCATTGTTGCTCCTGGTATTATATCGTTCCACGTAATAACCCCTGGTTCTACTGTATTTAATGTTAAAGCATTACCAGTAGGTAGTACATTTGCGTCAGCAGTTATTGTAACATTTCCAGTAGCCAAGGTCAATGAGTTTCCAGAAGGCGTTACATTAGTATCAATATTAACTGTAAATGCACCTATGCCTAAAGATACTGCATTTCCTGTAACCGTATGGTTAGCATCTGCAGTAATAGTTAAAGTTCCTGTACCTAATGCTAGTTGATTTGGAGTTAAGTTTTCTGTAACAGCATCAGCAATAATACCTACACTACCTATTGTAATAGATAAACTATTGCCTGTTACAGTTACCGCAACATTATTGTCGGGTCCCGATGTAGCAAATGGTAATGCTGATATTGCGTCAAATCCTAAACTCATAAATAATCCTTATAAAGGATGCAACGGGTGGTATGTGGTGGTGTCCGTTGCACCCATCATAAGGTTATATCACTATAAAATCAAAGTATCAACTTTTTTAAAAGTATTCCAGTAAAATTTGAATTAAAGGAAATAATAATTTTAGTTTTATTTGATGTATTTATTGGCGATCTGTGAATTATATGTGCTGGAAAAGTAAATAATTGACCCTCTTTGATTTCTATTTCATCAATAACTTTATTTTCTATTATGTCATATAATTGTGTTTTAATTTTTTCTTCTGGCAAATTAACATAATAAACATTTGTAAAATTTACATGAGGGTGCCAATGCCAACCATGTTTGTCTTCTTTTTTATAAATTTGATACCAAGCATTTAAAATATCCCAAGAATTGCTTTTAAGTTTATTAGCCATTGTGTTCATGTATGGTCTTATCATTGAATAAAAAAAATCTAAATATTCTCTTTTTGTATTCTTGGGTAAATTCCAATCTGTTCTTGATATATTATCATTTTCATTTGAAATATTAAATTCCTCCATTTTATAAATCAGAGATATTAATTTTTTTTTGATTTGATTGTGTTCTTTTATATCTGTAATTATGTAAAAAGATTTTAAAGGTAAAATTTTCACAATATTAATTCTGTTAATTTAGTATTTTCTCCCAAAGTACCTTTATAAAAAGTATTAAAAGCTAAACTTATTCTAGTATTAGTTCCTTTTTTTACATCTACTTGATGAGTTGTTGAAGATGGAAACATAACCAATTGACCTGTTTCAACAGGAAACCACCATGAAGTAGAGTTCCAAACATTATATTTGTTTTCTTCTACATCAGCAAAAATTTGTTGATAATCTCTTTGACTAAAAAATTTAATCATATCGTTATCTTTATCTGAATCAAAATATAATACGCCAGATATAACTGAATTAGGGTGTTCATGTTTATGATGATATTGATTTGCTTCAGTAAAATTTAACCAAGATTGAGTTACATAGAGTTTAAGATTTTTTTCTTTTGGACATATAATTCTTTGAAGATAATCTTCACAAGCTGTATCAATAATTTTTTTAATATTTTTTAATTCTTTTCTATTTAGAATATAATTATCAATACTACTAACATTACCCTCATTTTTAGTTGTATGGTTTTTTTGTGCTTCTACAAATTTTAATTCTTGTTTTGTAAAAGGTCTATCCATATTTGTCATATAGATAGGAGTTGGAAATAGATTTTGAATTGTAGGTTCTTTCATTAATAACACCAAGATACAAAAGAATATCTTGTTCCATGTTTAATTGGTTTAATTAAATGAGGATATAAAAATACAGATGGAAATATAATTAAATCTCCACTTTTAAATTTAATTTCATAATCATCAAACATAATAAATTCTCCACCTTTATAATCATCATTTAAAAGACCAACAATACTTAAAATTGGTATTCCTCTAATATTGCCTGTAAATAATGATGTGATATGATCACAATGTTTAGACATAATTTGATTTTCTTTATATCTATTAAATCTTATTGAACTAAAACCTTTCCAACCTTGAAAAGTATCTCCACCTAATTTTTCTATTACAATATATTTTTCTAATGCTTTCCAAGTTAAATCATGTAATTGTTTAATATAAGTAAGATTATTGCCATAACAAACATTTAATTCTTTATGTCCATTTTTTGATTCAGCCTTAAAATCTCTATCTGTATATTGATGTTGTTGCCAATTTTTATTTTCAGATAATTCTTGAATAGTTTTTTGACAAATATTTTTAGGAATCCAATTATCTAATTTAAGTATATAATTTTTTAAATTCACACCACTAATTTAATTTATGCTTGTTTTAAATCCCAACTCCTATTATCCTCATTCCATTTATAATAATTATTACTATCAATTTGTTCTTGTGTCAATGTTGGTTCAGGAATTGGTGGATTCCATAAACAAGTTGTTTCATTAAATATCCAACTATTATGAGGTTTTGGTGGAATAAAAGCATCTCTAGTTTGATCGTAAGTGAAACCTATTCCAGCATAATTTTTTCTAAATGGTGTTCCACCTGATTGATGTTCTCCACCAATAGTATTGTAAGATGTTTGTTTCCATACATCATTTGTACCATAAAGATTATTTAAAAAATCTACACCAGCTTGTTCAGTTGTTGCAACATCATTAGATACTACTTCAACTCTTTCAACTATATTACCAACTCCTAATTTACAAAAATGTGCCATTATGCTGTATAACTCCCTGAACCTGTATAAGTTAATATTGTATCTGAACCAGATGTTGAAACTGTTGGAGAGCCTGTTGTTGTACCTGTGTAATCTGATGTTGCTAATCTTAAAATTACAACACCACTTCCTCCAGCACCACCATTTCTTGGTGCAGAATTTGCACCCCCTCCTCCACCACTTCCTGTATTTGTAGTTCCAGCAGTACCATTTCCTGCTGGGTTTGGGGTATTTCCTCCTCCACCATCACCTCCTGGTGTTGTAGATGGTGCTATACCACTACTCGCACCAGCACCCCCACCAGCTCTTGTAACTGGAGTTCCTGTAATAGAAGATGCTAAACCATCTCCACCATGACCACCACCATCTGTACCACCAGCCTCTATAGCACCACCTCCACCACCTGATGATGGAGAAACACCACCCTCTCCATTAAAACCTTGATTAGCTGTTCCACTTCCTCCTGAACCTCCTGGTGCAGAACCACCACCTGAACCACCAGCATTTCCTGGTGTAGCACCACTTGCCGCTCCATATCCACCTCCAGCAGATGTAATTGTTGTAATACCTGTTCCTGAAATAGATGAAGCAGAACCATTATTTCCTGATCTTTGTGGTGATGTTACTGTAGCACCTCCACCACCTACTGTTATTGTGTAAGTTTCTCCCTGCACTAATTCTAAAGCAGTTTCAGCAGATGCTCCACCACCTGAACTTTCAGTAGAGTAAGAATTTCTATAACCTCCCGCTCCACCTCCGCCTCCTGTATCTTGTCCACCAGAACCCCCACCACCAATAACTAAAAAATCTGTTGTGACAGGTTGTGGAACTTCATCAGTAACATCATCATCTGAAGTTGGAATCCAACCTTGTGTTGCACCAGAATAAACTATTCTTACTGATTGACCATTTACATCATAAACAGGATTAGGAGTTGAAAAACCTTGAAAATTTAAACTATTTTGATTTACTGTAACTGCGTTAGTTCCCCATGTTCTTGCATAATCTGAAAATTCTATTGTGTCTCCAACACTTGCTGATGCTGGAAGTGTCATTGTCACTGCCGCTGAAGTAGTGTTAATCCAATAACCTTCACCAGCTACTGCTGTGAATGCAGAAGTTTTAATAGCAGATTGCCATGATAAAGCTGCTCCTTCTAAAGTAGCACCTGCAGCAACTTGTACGGTATCACCAGATTTACCAATAGTAACCGTATTGGCATTTTCGTTGATAATATTATTACCGTCTTGGTCCTGAATTGTATCTACTTTAATTATACTAGCCATATTATATTAAATCCCATGTTTGATTTTGTTCATTCCAATTATATCTTTGACCATCTGTAGGATAAGCAACTGGTGCTTCCCATTGACAAGTAGTCTCATTTAATGTCCAACTATTATAAGGTTTAGGTGGAATAAATGCATCTCTAGTTTGATCATATTTAAAACCTATTCCAGCAAAGTTTTTTCTAAAAGGTGTACCACCTAGTTTATGAACACCACCTCTTGTATTAAAAGATGTTTGTTTCCAAGCTGTTCTATCTTTATATAAGTTTTGTAAAAACTCAACACCAGCTTGTTCAGTTGTTGCAATATCATTTGATACCACTTCAACTTTTTCAATTATATTTCCTGTTCCTAATTTTGCAAAATGTGCCATTATGGTGTGTAACTCCCTGAACCTGTGAATGTTAATATTGTATCTGTTCCATCAGTAGTAACTGTTGGACTTCCAGTTGTTGTACCAGAATAGTCTGAAGTTAATACTCTTAAAATTACAACTCCACTTCCACCATCTCCACCATCTTTTGGAGTTGAAATACCACCTCCACCACCACCTCCACCAGTATTTACAGTTCCATCTTGACCATTTCCAGTACCACTTTCACCACCTCCACCACCACCTGTTCCTCCTGGTGTATCACCACTAGTAACACAACCACCACCTCCACCTGCTCTTGTAATAGATGAACCTGTTATAGATGAAGATAAACCATCTCCACCATGACCAGTTCCATCAGTTCCACCAGCTTCTCCAGCACCTCCACCAGCACCACCATAAGTACTACCAGCAGAACCATCAAAACCTTGATTAGCAGTACCACTTCCTCCAGCACCACCATTTCCACCTCCACCACCACTTCCTCCACTTCCTCCAGCATTAGCACCAGAATTACCATAACCTCCTCCAGTAGAAGTTATTGTTGTAATATCTGAACCTGAAATTGATGAATCATTACCACTATTTCCAATATTTGAACCAAGAATACCACCAGCACCACCACTACCTACTGTAATGGTATAAGTTGTTCCTTGTGAAAGTGTTAAACTTGTTTCTGATGAACCTCCTCCACCAGAAGGTTCTGTAGAATAAGAATTTCTATATCCACCAGCACCTCCACCAGCACCTCCATCTCTACCACCACCGCCACCTCCAGCGATAACTAAAAAATCAGTAACTCCAGTAAATTGAGGAGTTTCCAAAGTTACATCATCATCACTAGTTGGAATCCAACCTTGTGTAGCACCTGAATAAACTATTCTTACTGATTGACCATTAGTATTATAAATAGGATTAGGAGATGTATTTCCTTGAAAGTTTAAACTATTTGTATTTAATGTAAGATTATTTGTATTCCAAGTTCTTGCGTAGTCTGTAAATTCTATTGTGTCACCTACTGAAGCGGATGCAGGTAATGTGACTGTAATAGCTGCACTTGTTGTATTAATCCAATATCCTTCTCCTGCAACTGCAGTAAAAGCTGAAGTTTTAATATCTGATTGCCAAGAGATACCAAAACCAGTAGCAGTACCGCTATTAGTTAGTGTAACACCACTAGGTATATTAACCGTATCTCCTGCTTCACCAAGAGTGACTGTTGTACCAGATTGCGGTGCTATTGTATCTACTTCTATTTTACTCATTTACTAAATCCCATGTTTGGTTTTGTTCGTTCCAATTATATCTATTTTCTGTGTCAGGTAAAGCAACTGGTGCTTCCCATAGACAAGTAGTTTCATTTAGTGTCCAACTATTATAAGGTTTAGGTGGAATAAAGGCATCTCTATCTTCATCATAAGTATATCCAACACCTGCATAATTTTTTCTAAAAGGAGTTCCACCTAATAAATGAACTCCTGCTTTGGTATTGTATGAAGTTTGTTTCCAAACATCTCTTGAACCGTGTAAATTTTGTAAAAATTCTTCACCAGCTTTTTCAGTTGTAGCAATATCATTTGATACTCTTGCAACTCTTTCAATTATATTACCAACTCCTAATTTTGCAAAATGTGCCATTATGCTGTGTAACTCCCATCTCCTGTAAATGTTATTATTGTATCTGAACCAGATGTTGTAACAGTTGGCGAACCTGTTGTTGTCCCTGAATAATTAGCAGTAGGCATTCTTAAAATAACTACTCCTGATCCTCCATTACCTCCATTTGCTGAACCACTACCAGTAACAGAAGCTCCTCCACCACCACCTCCTGTGTTAGCTGTTCCATTATTTCCATTATTATTACCTCCAGCAGTACCACCTGCACCACCACCAGCAGTAACTGTACCTAAAGGAGGAGAACCTAGACCATGAGCAACTCCTCCACCGCCACCGCCACCTCTAGCAACAGTAGCACCTGTTATTAAAGAATCTAAACCAGCACCTCCATTTCCTCCACCAGAACTTGTACCATTTCCACCTACACCACCAGCACCACCTCCGCCACCAGCACCATTATTTTGACCACCACTTGTAGCCGAAGTACCACCAGAATAACCTTGATTAGCTGTTCCTGCCGCAGGTGTTAATGTTGAGTAGGTATTTCCTCCACCAGAACCTCCAACAGTTCCAATACCATTTTGATAAGCTCCTCTACCACCACCTGTTGATGTAATTGTAGCTATTCCTGAACCACTTATACTACTATCGCCACCATTAGAACCATTATCTGTTTGTGATGTTCTACCAGTTCCACCATTACCTACAGTAACTGTATAAACAGTTCCTCCCAATAATGTTAAAGAACTTTCAGAACTTCCACCACCTCCTGATGTTTCTGAACCAAAAGAATTTCTATATCCACCTGCTCCACCACCACCTCCACCAGTTGTATTTCCATCTCCACCACCACCACCTCCACCAGCTATAACTAAAAAATCTGCTGAATAAGTTTGAGCTTTTATGTTACTTTGTAGACCATCGTCAGTCACTAGCCAACCTTGTGTTGAATCTATAAAAATTAATGTAACTGCAATTCCTTCTGTGTTTAATAATTTGTTACTGGTTGAACCACCAATTTTATCTGAACCATTTTGAACTAATGTAACTGCGTTTGTATCAAAAGTTCCTGCATAATCTTTTATTGCAACAACTGCTCCTGCAGTTCCTGCTGGAAGATTAACGGTTACTGCCCCACCTGTTGTGTTTACAAAATATCCTTCACCAGCTACTGCTGTAAAAGTTGATGTCTTAACTGTTGTTGTCCAAGACGCTGAACCTGTAGCACCAAAGTTTGTTGCTGTACCTTGATTATTAATTGTTGCACCAGCTGGAATTGTAAATGTATCTCCACTATCTCCTAATGTAACATCTGTTCCTGATCTTGGTGATATTTTATTTACTTTTAATTCACTCATTAAACTATTACTAATGTCCCTGTTACTGTGATTGTACCAGGCACAGTTATAGGTCCTGCTAGTACACCGTTTTCGATTGTTTGCGTACCGTCGATCGTGGCCGCTTGATTTTTTATAAATTCATCAGGGGCTGTTCCGCCTCCGATGTATTG